CAGAAAGACCAAAGGTCTTTCGACCCTCACCTCTCTTTTAGAGTAGTGATGAGAATCACTAATCGATCAGATTGGTAAAGGCACCCACCTGCGACGTATAGAAGTCGCAGATTTCACTACATGACCGAGTCTGTCACCTTGCAGAAAGCGAGGCTCAGATCTAGCAACAGTGAAGTACTGATGCAGTAGTGAATCCCTCTCTGGGAGGATACGAACTGTTTTACCTGTCGGTATATCAGCCCGTATTTCGACCCGCTGAAGATGGGCGTTCCACCTACGATGTAGGTGGTCGTTACCATCAACAAACAAGTCGAGCCACCCAAAGAAACCTGAGCCGACCGGCACATTCATGAAACGGAAACGCTTCAATGAAAGTAGTCGCGATTTGATCCAGGCCGCTGTGTTACCATAACCTCCTGTGAGGAAGTTATTGTGAACTTCAACGGTCGAGATAATCGACTCAGGCCGGGACACTTCAGGGTAAGCTTTGAAGTACTTCGGGGTCACATCGTGACCGTCGAAGCCATCAAAACCGCACGACTCACGAAAATTCCCATTTTCGTAAGTCTTTGTGAGGTTCACCTTGAGACCAAGGTAGCTTAGTAATCCCTGCAGCGGTTCCCAACCGTCGATGGGGACGATGATATCGTCTCCAAAGACGCGGACCTCCTGCGAGATCTGTCGTACCGTCTTAATGGTAACAGGCATTCCCCTGCTATGCAGGGTAGCGCCGATAGCCAAAAAGGCAAATACGTACGATTGAACAGGAAAGGTGCATGCAGAACCCATACATGCAAACTTCCTCAATTTGTGAAATTGAGGAGAGTGAGCATCGATGTCATTTCTGACCCACCTAGTCCTGGTAGCATGAAGGGCGCGCACCAACGTATCACTACGTCGGAAAGCACGCTCAACAAGCCAACAGGAAAGGCGGTCGGAAGCAGATGACAGATCAACTGTCACATGCGACCGAGTATGGGAAGCCCTTTTGGCGAATTCCTGATTCTCCTTCTGATCACGAAAGTGAATAGAAGAGGAAACCGGTGTATTCTCCAATCGGCTGGTGAAAAAGTCGAGAATCATCTGCTGACACCATTGGTGAGCAACAGGTTCTGAGGCGATCAGCCTAGGACCTTTGAACACTTTTGGAACAGCGACGAGTCTCGACGGAGGTTCGTGTTCACTGTAG